GTTGCTCGACAACTGTTCGGCGGACTTAAAGCTTGGCTCCTCGGGAACCCCATCGAAAGTGGAATCTGCATCGGTGTCAATGCTCTTGGACTCGACTGGACCCTTCTACAACGGCGCATCTTCAGGCACAACAACATCATTTGCGGAGACTTCAGCAATTGGGACGGATCAATTCGGCCCTTCTTCGCAATGCACTGCTTCCTCCCTGTCGCACAGTGGTTCTACTCAGGGGATTACTGGAATAGCGCGAGACACACCTTCATGGAAGCCCTCGCATACAACACCTCCAGTGCCCCAACGTTCCACTTCGGCACGGCCCAAGGCAATCCGTCGGGCTGGGCTCTCACTTCTGAGTACAACAGCATCATTCACCTTTGTCTCTTGTATGCTTGGATTCACCATGCTCTCCAAGACGCTCCCCATCTCCTCCTCCCGCAACATTTGGACAACAATGTGGAACTACAAGTATACGGTGACGATCACATTCTTTCTGTATCAGATGAGTATGCCCGCTATCTCAACATGTATAGCTTGCGGGATTTCGTGGAACCACTTGGCTTCGGCTACACTGATGTGGTGGCTGACAAGAGCGGCGTCTTCCGCCCTTTCATCCCGAAGACGGAGGCGGAGTTTCTTTCGCGCCGTTTTGTGTCTCACAGCTCTGGCTATTGCCTGGCTCCTCGTGGGATCGATGCGATTCACGAACAACTCAACTATTGCCGCCGCAACGCCACAGTCCCCGACATTCAAGCCGGCGTCCTCGCTGCCTGCTACGAAATGTGGATGCACGGGCAAGAAGAGTACGATAAATTCATCCGGAAATTGGAACCCGTTTTGGACAAAAAACGCCTCATTTTTCCACTCCCCGACTTTAAAACACTTGAAAACATTTGGCTCGGTCGCATCACCGGGCGTGTCGATAACACCGCGGAGCGGACATACGGCAGTGCCTTTGACGGCATCATCGGTGCAACTCAAACCTATGATGACTACGACATCCCAATCAACGAACTCTTCGAGTCCTCCGGCCGAAGAGACCACGACCAATATGGTCGCTCAGCAGATCGAAATGGAACAGACGACGGGCTCCTCGACGCAGGCTACGGTCACCTCACCGGCCCCACCAATCGAGATCCCCCAAGTGAACGAGGATTCGCGCTTTTCGAAACTCGCGGAACGAACTTTCCTCCTAGCTCATTATGACTGGACACCAACTTCAGCTCCTGTTAGCTACAATATCCTGGACTGTACCTTGGACGACGGTGGCACCATCACAGACAAATCCACCCTTATCCAAATCCTCCGGCTTTATGCCTATTTCAGGACTGACGTTAGACTTACCATTGTGGCAAACGGAACGGCCTTCCAGCAGGGCTGCCTTGTAATCACCTATACACCTGCGTATGACGAC